GAGTTAGTCATGGAACGCGCGGCCAAAAAGCTCCTTAGTATTAGAGACATAGTTATGGCGATCGGTTTCTTCGTCGCACTTATCGGGGGCGCGACGATGGCGTTCTCGCAGCTGCAGGACAAGCCGAGTAAATCAGAGATGGTGACGGCGATCGATTCGAAGGTTGAACCCGTCAGGCGCCGCGTCGAGCCGATGGAAAGCTCGGTGAAGATTCTAACGAGCAACGTCGAGCGCATCCAGCAGATCCAAGAGATTCAAATGCAACATGCAGAATGGCGCGCAGATGTTGCGGACTGCCGAGCGCGCGCAAGCTGCAAGCGCGCACCGAACGAACCCCAGTCGCTCAAGGACAAGCGACGCGAACTAATGACGCAGCGCGCACAATAGGATCGACCCATGACGGCCACACTTACACCAGAAGATCACGAAGCTCTAACGGCATCGCTTGCAACGGCGCTCAAGTCAGCCCGTGCGAATGATGTTGAGGACTCAGCGATCCTGGCAGCGGTGGCGGCCAAGGCGAAAAACATCCGAACGATCGGAGCGTCAATCGTCGCGCTGGTCGGCCTAGTCTCAGCGGGTTCGATCGCTGTGCATGAACTGCAGCAAAAGCCAAGCCGCGAACAGGTGCAAACAGACATTGAGAACCACAACGAAGCCGCCGCGCACCCGGTAGCATCGGCAGCCATCGAGGCGAACGCAAAGACCACCGCCGAGATCCAAGCCGATGTCGAGACCGTCAAGCGGGTTCAGGATTACCAGATAGAGCAGGCCGTATGGCAGGGCAGCGTTCTTCAGCACGTAGCCGAGCGCAAGCGCAGCCGACCGCCCGCAAAACCCGAATCACTAATTCGCAAAGAGCGGGAACTGCTAAGCAGATGATCAAGCACACTCAAGAATTCCTTCGCAAGACGCTCACCTCCCGCAAATTCTGGGCATCGGTCGCAGCCTCGATGCCGTTCGCGCTCGCTGGCGACTTCGACAATTTCGCGCTCGTCTGGATGGCATACGCCGGCATCCAGGGCGCGGTTGACGCGTCCGAGGGCGTCGGAACCAAGCGAGCGGTCGAGGCCCTGACAGTGCCGCCACGGGCTCCCGAATCACAAGCGCCCAGACTATCACCCGAACAAGTCGAAAGCCTCTCAGGCGATCCTGACGCGTCTGACGATAACCCTAGCTGATGTCGTTCCTGCCCCTAGACGTTGCGCCCCTTGTGGGCGATTTCGAGATCCCCGGCGGGTTGACGGTGCTGCGTTCTGCGCAGCCCACGCAAAACGAATACGGCGGGTGGGATTCCGCGGCAGATGTCGCGCTGCAGATCTCGCCGATCGCCGTGCACAACATGACAGGCCGCGATCTCGACCAGCTGCCCGAGGCCGATCGAAACTCGGAAGCCATCCGCGTCTATACGCAGGTGCGGCTCTACGTCGCCGACGGGGGCAACGCGCCCGATGTGGTTCTGTATCAGGGGCGCAAGTGGCGGGTTACGCAGGTGCTCGATTACTCAATCCAGGGCGGCGTGTACGTCTCGACGGCAACGCTGCAGGACGTGCAGCAACCATAGGAACCCATGCCCATCTCCGCCCCACTAAGACTAGACCGCCTGCAAAAGGGCGTGTTCTTGGCGATTGCCGACGCGATGGCGCCCGCCTCGGTGGGCTGGTCATACGGTCAAGCGGCGTTCGAGCAACTCGGGCCCGAACTAATCAATCTGCAGATGGCCAACGGCCCGAGCTATTGGACGCAGCGCGGCAAGCGAGGCAGCACGATCCTTCCGTTCGACTCGCTCACCTTGGACGTAACTGCATCGACGCCAGGCAAGCGTGACATTGTATCGCTAAACGGGATCGAGTTCTTCGTCGATGTCGTGGCGCAGACGCCCGAGCAGATCCGCGACGAGCTGATCGCTTTACTGAATGCCGACGCTAACGATCCATGGGCAGCCGCGCCAGGCGTTGCCGTCTCGGAACTGGTGATCACGCCGGCAAGCTTCGGCGCCATCTGGTCGGCCGAGGTAGGCGGCGAGATTGAGGCGCTCTCGCAGGTCGTCTCGGGCAACGCCGCAACGCTCACGCAAGGAACCCGCGTTTTCAACATCACGATCGAATGCTTCTCGAAAGAACGCGAGCCACGCAACGGAGCTTGGGCTCTAATGTCGAGGATCGAGAGCATCTTTGAGACGGCCGATTACGTCGACACGCTCAGCGAGTACGGCGTTGCGCTTTGGAACAAGGGCATAGCGACAGACATCAGCGCCATAGCCGGCGCAAATTGGGAAAGTAGAGTCACGATCGACGTGCAAATGGCCATGCGCTCGGCGCTTGTCCGGCCTGTCGATCAAATCGAAACGGTCCTAGGGACCATCAACGCTCTCGGAAGCGGGGGCTCAATCATCTCGACGGCTTCGTTCGTCGCCACACCACTGTAGGAGAAACAATGTCCGCACCAATCAATCTATTCGTTGATGTTACCATCAACTTAACGGGGGCAGTCGCAGCCAAATTCGGCTTCGGTTCTCCCATCGGAGTGTTCGATCACTCAGTAACTGCCAACCGGATCGATGGACCGTACACCGACATCGCTGCAGTCAATACCGCAGGGTTCACCGCGTTGGCAGAACCCGAGGTGAACGCGTGGGCGACATCGGTATTCAGCCAGATCAACGGCGTCGACCAGCTTCTCATCGGCCGAGAGGATGCCGGCGACGCGGACTGGACCGCGACGATGGACGCGATCGAGTTGTTTCAGCAGGTGAACGGGACACCAAACTTCTACGGCGTCAATATCGAGTCACGCGTCAAGGCTGACATCTTAGAGGTCGGCGCGTGGACGCAAGCACGCACGAAGGCCTTCGGCTATCAGACAGCCGACGCAGACGCGCTAGCCGGAACGCCGGGTAACGTGTTCGACGACATGAAGGTGCTAGGCTACACGCGCAGCTTCGGCATCTACCACGCGACCAGCTCAGGCAGCGCTGACGGATATCTTGACGGCGCGTGGATGTCGAAGGGGCTCGGGCTGAATCTCGATGTTCCCGGCGGCGTCGGCATCTGGGGCCTGATGGAGCTTGCCGGAATTTCCGGCGACAACATCACACCGACCCAGGTTCTAGCCATGCAGGCGGACAATGGCAACGTCTACACCGACGCGGGCGGGCTGACCTTTACGAGCACGGGCATCACCGCTGCAGGTGTCCCGCAGTTCATCGACGTTACCACATCGGTCGACTGGCTAAAGCAGCGCACGCAAGAGGCGATCCTTTCGCTTCTCGTGGGCAGCCAAACGAAGATCCCCTACACCGACGGCGGTATCAATCAGGTCGTCTCAGCGTGGCAAGGCGTGCTCGACTCGGGCGTGAACTTCGGGCACTTGAGCCCAGACGACCCGCCGAAGATCTCGGCGCCGCTTGTTAGTTCGATCTCGTCTGCAGACAAGGCCGCGCGAGAGCTGACGATGACAGCGGAGGCAACACTTGCCGGCGCGATCCAAGAGGTAACCCTGATTTTGAATCTGAGCTTCTAGGCCGGACGAAAGGAAAGAAACAATGAGACAGTACAGCATCGATCACGTCGAGCTTGGTTGGGAAGGGCTCGACCTAAAGGAAGGCCTCGCAGCAGGCTCAACAATCACCGAGGCACGCACCGCCCCGTCATGGTCCATGAAGACCAGCGCGAACGGTGAGGGCATCCGAACATTCAACCCCGATCGATCGGCCACGATCTCAATCTTGGTGAATCAGGAATCGAAGACGCATCAGCAACTTCGACAGCTTGCCGAAGACGATCGGGACAATCGAAACGTAGTCGGGCCGATGGTGCTCAAGGATACGACCAGCGGCGAGCAGTTTACCTATGTGAACGCGTTCATCGTGACCGACCCTGACGAAGTTCGCGCGACCGAATCATCTGATTTCACGTGGGTTTTCATGTGCGAGCGGATCACCAAGACGGTCGCCATCAACAATAACCTCGTGGGCAGCTAGTGCGTCAATACTCGTCAGATCGCGTCAGGGTGAGCTGGTCAGGTGTCCCGATGAGGGAAGGCCTAGCCGAGGGCTCATTCGTGGTGATCCGCCGAACGCGTCCAACGTGGACGCAGCGGCAGAATGGGATGGGCGGCACCATCCGCCTGTTCAATCCCGATCGATCTGGCGAGGTCGACTTTTTGATCAACAACGAATCGCGGACGCATAGCTTGCTCCTAGCGCTTGCAACTACAGACAGATTCACGCGCGCCATTCAGGGGCCGATCGTCATGGTCGACCTAAACTCGGGCGAACTGTTCACGTTCACAAACGCATACATTACCACCGAGCCCGACGAGCAACGGGCCACTACATCGGTTGAAGTGACGTGGACTTTCGCGTTCACGTCGATCGAGCACACACCAGCGATCCCCGCGCGTAACAACGTGGGCGACTAGAGAGCAAAGACATGAGAGAACAAAGCGAAGTAATCGACGGGATCACGTACACGACCACAACTATGCCAGCGACGCGCGGCCTGCAGATTCTGCCCAAGCTCGTCGACCTAGTGGGCGAGGACGGGATCACGCTGCTAATGGCCACGACAGACGAGGATCAGAATTCACTGATGGCCAACCGCGAGGTCATGGCGGCGCTCGTTACGGGCATTGCATCACGCGCAACCGAGGGCGGGCTCCTAGTTCTGAAGGAGCTTCTCGAACTAACAACATGCGACAAGATCAAGATCGGTGACAATTACATCGAGGGGAGCGTCTACAAGAATTTTGACGATCACTTCGCGGGTCGTTACATGCACTTGATCAACGTCGCGGTCTGGGTGGGACGTGTTTCTTTCGGTCGGCCCTAGTACGCAAGCCGCTCAAGAAGTGGCAGACGTACAAGCGGGCAGGAGGACCGCGATCAGGCATACAGCCCGCGAACATACCCTGGGAAATTTACGTCGTGTGCTCGAACGGGCAAGGCATCGACGCGGGCGTATACCACCAGTTGTGCACGGTGATCGACATGCACGGCCTGATGGACTTGCTCGAAATGCACGAGGTTCACTCTTCGTGGAAGCATGCCGAGATGTTGAACCGGGAGTGGCAATCTAAGTTGCCGAAGGGATAGCGAATGGCCACAACGATCGCAGAACTGCTAATCAAGATGGGCGTCTCAGTCGAGGGCGCCAAGGCGGCCGAGGGCGAGATAAAGGGAGTTACTAACGCCGCGCAGGACACTGACAAAAAGGGCGGCGGCGGAATTAAGAAGTTCGGCGCGACGGCCGGCAAGGCGTTCGCAGCGGTCGGGGTGGCAGCGCTTGCGGCGGGTGCTGCGATCTTCAAGCTTGTAAATTCGGTCACGAAGGCGGCCGATGAGGTTATCAAGGGCGCCAAGGTCGCGGGCATCGGCGCCGATGAATATCAGCGGCTGGCGTTCGCCGCTAAAATCTCTGGCGCAGACATTCAGCAGATCGCCGTGGCATCAAAGACGGTCGCGCGCGGAATGAATGACGCGGTGACGAAGGGCACCGGGCCACTGATCGAGGGTCTTGAGCTTGTCGGGCTCAGGATTGAGGACGTGATCGACCTGCCATTCGAGAAGCAATTGGGCGTGTTCGCTGACGCGATCAGTGGCCTCGATAGCGAGAGCGAAAAGCTAGCAGCGTCTCAGCTCATTCTAGGCGGCCGAGCCGGGCCGAAGCTTGCGACGCTACTAGCCGAGGGCTCTGAGGGGATCAAGGCGCTAGGGGACGAGGCAGCGCGCACGGGCGGGGTCCTAAGCGGCGACGCGCTCGAAGCTTCCGCCGAGTTTCAAGATTCGATAACGCGGATGAAGACGGTGATCGGCGGCGTGGTTAACACCGTCGGCATTGAGTTGATCCCCGTCGTCGAGGGCATCATCAATCAGATCAAGGACTGGGCGCTAGCTAATGGCAGATTGATCGCGCAGGACATAAAGCGATTTATCAAGAAAAGCATCCCGGTGATCAAGGATATCGCTGAGGCGGTTATGTTCGTCGTGACCGGGATCAAGGATTTGATCGAGGCGCTCGGAGGATGGAAGCCGGCGATGGCAATTGCCACGACAGCCACGATCGCGTTCAAGATGGCGATGGTCGGCGCGCTCGGGCCGATCGGGCTGATTGCGCTGGCGATCGGCGCACTGATACCCGTGCTGTCAGGATTGGCAGATGAGTTTGGTAGCGTCGAGGATCGGCTAGAGGCGATCGACGATCTGGTAACTGGACTGCGCGGCAAGGGTGCCGGTAAGGAATTCGCAAATAAGGATATTGAAGAAAGAATGCGCGCCCAAGAGGCGCGCGTTAGGGCTGGCGAGAGGATCTCAGCAGGAGCAAAGCAGGGACAGGGCGGATGGTTCTTGTCAGACAAAGAGAAGAAGAAACTAAAGGACGACGAGCAACGGGGGCGAGACATGTCCCAACTGGCACAATCAGATCTGCGTGAATCAGAGGCTGAGAATCAGCGGCTCCTAGCAGAGCGGCAGGAAAGCGAATCCGCGCGGGCTGCAGCGGGCGCAGCGTCTGGAAAATTTCAAAAAGGCATGACCGATCGGCGGCGGCGGCTGTCGGAATTGGAAGGGTCGGGGAAGCTGAAATCGGGTCGAGGATCAGAAAAGCGGCGGCAGGACTTCTTGATGGGGAAGATCGACGAGGCCGAGTTGACAGGCAAGCGCAAGCGAGGAAAGGGCGGCGGCGGATCCGGCCCCGCAAAAGAGCCCGAGAGCGACGTTTCGCTCGCCGAGTCGCTGCTAGCTATCAGGACGGGCACGGCCGATCCCAAGCAGCTCAAGCAGGTTATCCAGCAGCTGTCACGCAAGACGCCATCGTCGAAATCAATCAAGCCGACGGTAGCGATCGACTTCTTCAATTTCGTCATCACGCAAAACATCAAAGGGGCGAACCCCACGCAGATCGCCAAGGAGTCAGCGATGGCGATCCGCGGTGAGTTCGAGAAGCAGACAGCCAAGGCCGGGCAGACCGTGCCCACGGGGATCGCACGATGACACTGGGCAGCGCACTGAATGGAATTCTAAAGGCCGAGTTCGCTTCGATCTATCGGCTGTCTCGCCTGTCGGGGTTTCAGATCCCGATCTCCCCTATCGCAAATTTCAAGCCGGGCCTGACAGGCAATCACGTATCGATCGACCTGGTAGACAATGAGGATGTGAGCGTGAATTACACGGTCACTGAGAACACGCTGCAGGACTTCTCTAACGCAACTTCGAACGTGCACCGGAATCTTCGAAGGTTCACGATCACCGGCATCATGGGATCGACGATCGACGTTCGCTCGTTCATCGGCACGGGTGACATATTGAAAGCGCGACTCAAGCGGCTCGACCTTGTGAGGATCGAGAATCTCTACAAGATAGCCGATCGCGGCGAACCGGTTATGGCGATCACCCCGCGCTTTAGCTTGAAGCAATGTTTCATTGAATCGATCAACCGGCCATGGTCTCCGGACATCGGCCCGAATACAGAACTGACCATTTCGTTTGTCGAGGCGCGCATCCTCGGGCCTGAACTAGGCGTCGGCTTGCCTGATTACGATTCGCAGCTACCGGGCAATGGCACGCAAGCAGGCGGCGGCAACCAGTCCGGGGCCCCATCGAATTCTACACAACAGCCGTCAGGCGTTGATGGAGTGGCGCCCGCATGAGCATCCTAGAATTACCCGTACAGGTCGGCGATCCTGCGATCGGCTTCACGTCCAATTTCCAATACACGATATTCTTGGAGGGCGTGCAATTTGGCCTCGTGTTCAAGACGAACAAGCCTGACGATTCGTGGTTTATGGATATAACGACGGTCAACTTTGAGCCGGTAGTGATGGGGCTCGGGCTCGCGGTAGGGCTCGACCTGCTGTTCCCCTATCGGAGCAAGGGCGCACAGATCCCGCCGGGCGTTCTGTACTGCGTCGACCTATCCGGCAACGGCAGCGACCCGGCCGTGGATTCATTCGAGAACAAGACGCACGTGTTGCGCTACATGACAAGCGACCAAGCCTTCCCCGCAAGCTAAGCCATGCCCGTCCTATTCCCACGATACCTAAACGTCGCCGCCAAGGTGACGGTGAGCGACTTCTTAGGGTCGGTTAGTTTCGACGTGGAGAATCTAGACGGCGATGGGCTCTACATGGAGTGGGACGTAGAGCGCCAACTATCGACGCAGGCCGATACAGGATCGGTGAGGATCTACAATCTCGGGAGCATTCAACAGGGGCTGATTCAGTCGATCGTGAAAAGCTCGCAGGGATTCGGCGGCAGCGCGATCGGCAACATCGAGATCGCCGTGGGCTGGGAGCGTAAAACCTTCTCGCTGATGAAGGGCCAG